TACAAAACCTATGTTGAGAAGCATATCATTCCTTACTTCGTTAACCTGTCTTTAAAGGTTGACGAGGTTAAACCGGTCGACATCAAGAACTACCTCTCATACGCGATGAACCACGGCAACAAGAACACTGGCGGTAGGCTGTCTTCCGAATCGCTAAAGAAGCACAAGTCGATTCTGGCACTCATCTTCAATGACGCAGTGCTCGACGGCATTGTGATGTATAGCCCGGTGCTGTCCGTGAAGGTGCCGGCTCGAAGCGAGGCAGTACAGCAGAAGCACGTGGCAACGAACGACGAGGCGAAGGAAATCCTCGGTTTGTTCAAGGGGCATATGCTCTATCCACTGATTGTAATTACAATGTACTACGGTCTGAGGCGGTCCGAGGCGCTCGGGTTGCGGTGGAGCGCGGTGGATTTTAAAAACGACACGCTGACAATTAACCACACCGTCGTGAAGAACCTCACAATCACGGCGAGCGACAGCACCAAAACGGCCAGCAGCCGGAGGACGTATCCTCTGCTACCAGATGTTAAGGAAATCTTAATGGCTGTGCGGAAAGAGCAGTGTGACAGTAAGGCGCTATTCGGAGCCGGTTACAACGACAGCGATTACGTGTTCACTTGGCCGAATGGAACTCTGATCCGGCCGGACTACATCACAAAGGCGTTTGAGCGGGTTCTTGAGAAAAATGGCCGGCCGCATATGAGGTTCCACGATTTGCGGCATAGCACCGCAAGTATCCTTTACGAGAAGGGCTGGTCGCTGAAAGACATCCAGGTATGGCTGCGGCACTCGGACATTTCTGTAACAGCCGACATCTACACACACGTAAACAAAGCACATTCTGACGCTATGGGAATTGCGCTTAACGGAATTTTTGCGCAAAAGAATGGAGAGAGACAATGACAAAGAGGGAATTGCTATTAGAATTCAAGAAACAGAATAACTGCCCGCCGTTACACGAGAATGGGTGGCTGCCGGAGGAGTGTTATGATTGCGCAATATGCTACGACACTATCTATTGCGCAATAAACGCCTGGCTGAAAGAAGACGAAGAGGCGGAAGAAGAGCGGAATTAAAAAACAATGCGGAGTCGTTCAACGGTTAGGACACTGGCCTTTGGTACCAGTAACATGGGTTCGAATCCCATCTCCGCCGCCACAGCCTTGTCCGAAGCCGTACCGGAGCATAAGTGCTACCGGGTGGTGACTCGACTCAAGGACAAAGACCTGGCCCTATATGAAATGCTACCGTTTAGTGGGCTATCGAGTTGTTCATAAATGTCCGTGTGTGTAGAATCACGGGGTAGCAAGGGTGCGCCAAAAGCATTGGATGTCCCTGCGAATCGCCTGTAGGTTTTGCTTTTCGGGCAAGGCTGTTTTATGGATGTTTCGACAAGAAAAGTCCAAAAAGTTATCGCAAGCAGTTGTGAAATTCAGCGGTGAAAGCATAGCAGAAATACCCGCCTGGCGGAGCGTTTGTGAATGCTTCGTCCATGGAATCCACTAAAGTCGCTATATGGATGGAAGAACGAACAATGCGAGAGGCGTACCATCGCAACGGGCGAAATCGCAGAAAACACCCTTTAAACAGTTGTGATGTCCACAACATTCAACCCCGCGAACGCAAGTAAAAACAAGCGTTTACGCGACAAAATTTCAACCTCCGTCCACAACCGGTAAGTTGAAATGCTGTCTAGAGCCACTCGGAACAAAAAATAATACCCACAAAGCAAGGCTCTGTGAGTATTAACACTGGTCTGAGTGGCGGGATTTGAACCCACGGCCTCTACCACCCCAAGGTAGTAGAGCATATCACCGCCGTTCACTTCTCGTCACTTTTCGTTTTATCCAATCCACCGTATAAACGAATAACATTTCGCAGTTTCAAAATACTACTAAAAAGGAGATTGAACATGGGACTTGAGAACGGAATTGTATTGCACACCAGAGACACCAACGCCGAGATTCTTCTTGACTACTACTGTTCTTGGGACAGTTTCGACAGATGGCTTAAGAGGAATTGCAAGGAAGTAGAAGAGGATGTTTTCCTTATCACTCCGGAAACAGTCAAACTCTTGCGCAGCGACATCCAAGAAACCGCGCTCACACTTCTCAAACTGCCGAGAAGCCGCGTTGCGTATTACGACATTAACGGATACCCGGAGCATGTGGCGCAAGACGTATTCGGTTGTGAGTTGATGGGATATGACCTCAATCACGGTTGTTGCATCGTATCGCTTTATCTCTCGCTAGAGATGATGGGCTCAATCCTCGAAAACAACTCCAATACATACATAACGGCATACAGCAGTTGTTGAGGCGGCGCTATGATTCGATACACGTTGAAAGTGCGCAAGGAAGGAAAGCAACTCAAAGAACTTGTTATCACGAACGATAACCTGTGCGTTATCTGCGGGAAGAGCATACCAGAAGGATTGATGGTATGCGCCGACTGCCTCGAGGACGCAAATAAAGCAGCAGAAGCAAAGAAAAAAGAAAATACATAAAGGAGAAAAAGGAAATGGGAGAAGAGGTCAAACTCAACCTGCAACAGAAACTCCGTAAAATCGGAGAAAGCGCTGCGGCCCTCCAGAAGACAAAGGAAGGCTACGGCTACAAGTACGTCCCCGAGAGCGAGGTTTTGAACGTCGTTTCGGCGGGCTTCAACAAATGGGGCGTGAACTGCATCCCGTCCATTCAAGGCTCTACCGTCAAGGTGGAACGGATTTCCTACCAGAAAACGAAGGGCGGTAAGGAAATCACCGTCAACGAAACCTTGGTAAGTGGCAACATCAACTATATGTTCTTCGATGTCGACAGCGGCGAATCATTCGTCGTTCCGTGGATGTTCACGGCGAATATGGAAGACAGTTCCCAGGCATTCGGCGCCGCGCTTACATACGCCAACCGCTATTTCTTCTGTAAGTTCTTCCAGATTGCGACGGTCGAGGACGACCCCGACGAGTATCGCAGAAAGCAGAAGGAGAACGAGAACTTCGAAGATAACAAACAACTCGAAGCTATCAAAGAGAAGATTACGCAGGCCGGAACACTTGCCCTGGCCAAGGGGATTGAACGCTCCGTGCTGAGCGACGGTTTTGCGAAACTCAACGGCGGAAAGGCGAACCCGCATGCAATCACTGACATTAAGATTGCAGAAGAAGCCCTCTCATTCGTCAACAATCTAATTGCCGAGATAGACGCCAAGAACGAAAAAGCGAAGACGACAAAGAAACCCGCAGAAAAAGCGGCGGAGTAAAAGGAGATAAGTTATGTTTTTCTACAAGAACGACAAAGGCACCTACGCGAAGGTGTGGGAAATTTCCGAGCGCAAAGATAAGTACACCGACTTCCGCTTCAGCACATCTGAAAAACTGGAAGACGGTACATACAAGAACAGCAACTGGAACGGCCGTCTGGTCGGACATGCGTTCAACGCAATCCCCAAGCTCGAACCCGGACAGCGCATCATCATCAAGTCCGCCAAAATCACCAACGAAGCATACAAGAATCAGGACGGGCAGAATCGTTCGTATCTGCGGGTTGTGATTTTCGAAGCGGCGGTTGCAGACGCCGACGGAGCGCAGGCCACCTCGACTGCGCCGAAGACGAAAAAGGCGGAACCCGCCTCTACCGACGACGACGAACTCCCATTCTAATTTCCTTTCTGCTTAAAAGCCAGGCGGCTAAAGGCTTTCCTCGTTTTTTAGTGTTTTCCCGAGGTTCCCTCTGTGGGTGAGGCCGCCCCCCATCTTGCACGAAAGGAGAAATAATAATGAGTTGGTATTACAACTACTATCTTGGCTACAAGAAAGATGGAAAAATCTACCCTCTCGGTGTTTACGACAACGAAGGGAAAATACATAGCGTCCTCGACAAATCGCGGTCTTTCGCATCGGACTTGTGGGAGATGTTCTGTCCATTAGACGACGAGGAGGCAAGCGAAGAACTGAAAAATGCATTCTCGTGGTATTTCAATCCAGAAAACCAGCCTTATAGGCAGTATATTCAGGCTCTTCCGCTGAGTGAGCTTCCGAAGGACGACTACTTCAACAGAGGGTATTTTCTGATGAAAGACGTCGAGGCGTATCTGAGAACGCACGATGCAGAGGATTTGTTCTACGATAAACTCTCGCCGGAGATTTACGCGGCAAGGTTGTTGGCGGAAGCTGCCGAAGGCAAGGCGGCAATCCGCGCTGCTCGCGGCGACGGTGACGAAGACGAAGTCGAAGGCCGAGCAGAGCATCTAGCGACCGACTATATGTATTTCAGTTATCCAGACTACGATTCGCGAGAATATGAATCGTTTATCATCAAGACGTTTGCGTCTGCATATGAACACAAGTCTATTTACGATGGCCTCGAGATTATGGTCATTCTGACGCAAGGATAAGGCGCATGGATCGAAAGGAACGAATAGGGGAAACAATATACCAATGAAGACGAAGAAATATGATACGAATGAATTCAGGATTAAGCCTTGCCCCAAATGTGGTGATGCGTGGACGTATGTTTCCAATGGGGATTATTATTCGGGATACGAAGTACACGGGTTTAGGATCAATTGCAAGTGCGGATTTGCGTGGAAAACGATACCGTTTTGTTCGACAAGAAGAGAAGCCGTCATCAAGTGGAACGAAAGGGTGATAGCAACGACAACAGGGAATGAAAATGACAAATCTTGAGAAAATCAAACAAGTGATTAACGAAATGGATGAAGCGGATGTGGCAAAATGGATTTACGATAATCTACCAGATTGGCGCGATTCTACTTTAAAATGTATATTCTGCACAGAGGAATACCATGACTGCGACAATGAGTGTGAACGGCACATTTGTAAGTGGCTGAAACAAGAGGTAAATGAAGATGGCGAGATACATTGATGCAGATAAAAAAATACATATACAAATTTTTGATGAAGAACATGAAGAGTACATTGTGTTAGAACAAACGATAGCAGAATGTCTTGATTCTTACACAGATGAAGGCTGTCCTGAACCTATTGTGTTGAAAAGGTGCGATACAAGCAAAAGGAGCATAACTAATGAAGAAAAAGAATGAGAACGTGTTTGATCCAATTATAAAAATGTATGAGAATCAAGTAAAAAAAGCAGATAAAAGCGGCAATCCAGAGAAGCTTAAAAAGTGTGCCGGCTTATTCTTCAAATGCGTAAACGAAGAAATGGAAGATACTCCAGTAACGTTTGAAGATATTGAATACCTCGATGGTTATTATATCTTTGGATATGGAACCAATACAATTGTCCACTTTCACATTAAAGAGTGTCCAGGCTGGTTGTTCGGAATATGGTGGACTTTACCTGATAAGAAGTCAGAAAAGAAGTATGTTTCTGGTGAGTTGTTTACTCAGTATGAGGAGAACATTGACAAATTCAAGCCTAGCAGATCTGAAATCAAAACAACAATCAACGCTTATCCAGATGACGAAGAGCCGAGCTGTAGTGTGTGGGACGCTGTTAGAATGATTAATTTCATTCGCGAAGAACCATATCTTGCCTTCTGCCGTGACTATTGTAGCTGGAACTATAATTTCCAATATCATACACGCGAAGAAGCCAAAGCAAAGTATGATAAATGGCGCGAATGGCTTGACAACAAAAATAGAATATCAGCAGAACTGGATAAAAGGGTTTTGGATTTCGTTCAAGAAAAAATAGTGCCTTTGTTTAACGAAAGTAAGATCGTAGACTGCGGTGAATGCTGGTCGCCACGTTATGCATTGCAAGCACCTTTCGATAAGAACAATGATATGGTCGATGAGCCTGGTACATACGGCTGGTTTGATAAAGACGATTCTGAAGGTAAAGCTATTATGGATGAATTCAATGCGCTTATAGAAGAAGGAAGCCAATTGAGTGACCAGTATGAATTCTTTTGGTTTCAGCCGATTTACGATAGTATAATGTTTTATCCCGTAAAAGGAGGCGAAGATGACGAAAATGCAGATAATTGATTTTGAGAAAAAGGGCAACGTTGTCCGCTTCTATTTCGGCGACGACGATTACAATGACTACACGGGCGACGACTGGGACGACAGGCCGTACGAACATAACGCCAGTAGAGTATACGACGAATACATAAAGTACGTTATCGACGTCGCGGTTCCGTTCGATTGGAGTGTTGTAGAACCGTGCGACGACTGGCATTACGATCGCAACTCCCCGTTCTGCAAAAACGACTTCAAGCGTCGCAGATGCTGCATCTTGTTCCTTGAACCAGATGAAGACAGATGGGAGTTCGAGTGCGGGGAATATAGCAAGTTAGCCGGGTCGGACAGCAATACGATCCACAGGGTTTTTTTCGGCGACGGCGTCGAGGCTATCAATTCGTTCTACAACGTTAGGCTGAAAGAGTTCGATTACGAACCAGGGGATTGACGATATGGGCGAAGACGAGAGAGAAAATGCGCTCGACGGCGTAGAAATGGTATACGAAATGCCCATTGTAGATGACGGCGATGGCATAAGAAGGGTAAATTGGGATGCCGATAATGGTGGCATCGGTACGTATATGCCATATCGCCAAGAAACGCTAACTGCCGAAGATGCAGCTAGAATATTGCGCGGGCAATGGGATGAAGAGTGGGATCAAGGAGTAGGCATTGGCCGCCCGAGAGAGCAACACCTCATCGTTGATGACTGGGGAACCGTTGAAGAAAACAGGGTTGTCGTAGATACAAACGAACGAATGCTCGTGTTAGAAACCGACGTGGATTGTGAATTCAGCGAAATTCGCATTTCGTGTGCAATGACCGATAGCAGTAGCCGCTCCAAGCCAGATGATCCGATGGTTTATGTTGAACTTAGATTTTTAACATCGGCCCCGTTCGTTGGACTTCATCGGCAAACCATATTAAACGCCAACATTAAAAAGGTTTGTGTCTACAACACCACGCCGAACAAGGACATAGCGGACGCTATAGAATACGACAACTACGATTGGTATGGAATCGACGTCGACGAATGTTCTGCAGTAGGACATCCTGGCGACAAGTTTTACAACATAACATTGTATGGAAAGGGCACCGCCGGTGTGGCCAGGACTACGATTGATTACGCTTGTTCGTCGGCAAGCCAGAACACAGAGCCTTCTATCGATTGGGACGACGTGTTTCAGACGAACGATTAAGGAGACTTCAAATGGGCGAATTTACCGAATGGTTCAGGGAGTGGAAAAAGCAGTATTATGGAACAGGAACTCCAACTAGACTCGAATTGCAAACAAAAGAGTATGGAGCGGTAACCATTCATTGTTGCTTGGCAGAAATCTACTACGACACTCTCGAGGGGCAAGTCTTACTTGAAGGAGAAGTAGAAATAGATAGTAGCCCCAAAATGACGCTGCGCGACTTGGAACGGGCGGAGGTCGAAGAGGTTACACTTGTTAGGCCGGGATCATATAGCACCGTGGAATACCGCGGATTTCGGTGGAACGTTGAAGTCGGTGTGCCTGGAGTGACGACCTTTAACACTTTTAACCAGGTTTTTGTTTATACGATTACTTTGCGCGGGTTTATCACGAATAGGTCAGAAAGAATAGTCTATACTTCTGACTTCAACGCTATTCCGGCAGAGCCAACGATTGATTGGGACGACATATTTGCAGAAGGAGGACAGACCAATGAGTGAGACTTACAGTTACTCGCGAGTTTCGTGTTACGAGCACTGCCCGTTCGAGTATTGCTCGAAATACATAGACGGCGAGGAAGAGAAGGAAAATAACTTCGCGCTTTACGGCTCGGCCGTGCACTCCATATTGGAGCGATATGCCAAAGGCGAACTCGAGTGGCTTGTTCTGCCGGAGGTGTACAAATGGGAAGTCGGCAATCTCTTGGCCGACCATCCTATCCCCAAGATGGGGAAGAATGAACTCAACGAAAAGTATTACAGAGAAGGACTCCAGTTCTTCGAAAACTTCGAAGGATTTGGAGGCACGAAAATCCTCGGAATTGAGAAAGAGTATCGGACTCCAATCGAAGGCACAGACGTTATCCTCCACGGATTCGTGGACCTTATCCTCGAGGAGGACGGGAAACTCATCATCCGCGACTACAAGAGCCGCAGCGGGTTCAAGAGCAAGGCAGAACAGGCAAAATACTTCCGCCAACTTTACCTCTATTCATACCTCGTCAGAAGCGACGCTGACATAGCTAGAAGCCCCGATGAGCTACAGTTGTTTCTGTTCAGGTCTGGAAAGGTAATTTCCGTGAAATTCGATGAGAGCGCCCTACAGGAGGCCCTAGAGTGGTTTTTAGGGCAAATTTCGAAAATAAAAGAGTCATTTGATTTTCCAGCAAAACCGGACTTCATGTATTGCGTTTACCTCTGCGGATACCGCGACAGATGTCCGTTCTCACCAATAAGACAAAAGGAGTAAGACCTATGGAACAAAATAAGAAGGGCGCGCAAGCAGAATTGCTTGACTCGCCGGAAGACCCGATTATTGTATACTTCCGACTCGCCAGAGAATACAATAAAAAGCATCCGAAACGAACGTTCACGGGATACTGCGCCAAATCATTCGAGGCGGAGAGGGACATGGACTCCAACCTTATGTGTTTCCTGCCAAATCATTATCAAGGATGGGATGCAAAATGACGGAAGAAATCAACGATTGCGCAGACGTCGCCGCTGCAAGCGACTTGTGGAAACGGCACGAATCGGCGGATGTCGTGTGCCCTTTCTATCATCACGATGATAGGACGCACATCATCTCTTGCGAAGGCATTATCCCAGGCTCCTATACATACCACAAATTCGGGAAAAAGACGGACTTCAAGAAACAGATGACCAAGGTGTGCTGCGGGCACTACCAAGAATGTGAATACAGATATGTTCTCGAACGATACAAATATAACTCTTGCAATTGAGATAACGATTGATAGGCAAGCGAGGCACGACCTGTTAAAAGGAATTGGCGTTCACAAAGGCTGTAAGCGCCTAATCCGTGAGCGCGAAGGGCGTTGCGTATGCAGCAAGAACGAGTCTGCAATTTATGGGACGCTATTTACATACTGGTGGTTCGACGACGAATTATCCAATGAGCCACGGCTGAACGACATTGTTGAGTTCGCGCTTGGTCAAATGATCCATCGGGTCATAGACCGCAGGCCAGGACACGAAATATTTTCAGAATCAATGTGAGGTAAAAAATGAAAGAATCGTATAAAGAATGGAAGCACTCAAAGAACCGCGCGTTGAACGGCAAGCCAACCGAAACTGGCAACCGCAAGATTGCGCGTCGACTGGCAAAGCATAAGATGGGCGTTGCTGGTTTCCAGCACATCAACAAGCAGATGTCCAAAAAGGACGGCAAAAACGAGAAATTATGGATGGTCGTCCTAAAGGACCACAAGATTCCGCTCCGGAATCTCAAAAAGGAGAAGAAGGCCAAGAAAGCAGAAGCGGGGGTGTAGTAGATGGCCGTATCGTTTCATTACGAAAACCATCGCAAGAATAGAGAGCAATTTATTCAAGGTAAAGGCTACGATACGGGTAAGTCTGTCGCTCTGTTTAGGGTTGTGCGAAATGGAACGCCGCAACTACAGATAGTTACATCTACCGGCTTGATTGTTGTCAAGGATATGAAGGGGCGTGTCATCACGAAAATGATTGCCCGCCCCGAACAAATCAAGCGTCTGTATGCAGGCATCGGAATGGAGCCGCCCGAAGAGGTGCTGATGCTCGCGTATCTCCACAATGTAAACGGATATAACAGGAAATAGGTGGTCATGAACCAACCACTCACGTAGTGGGCTTGTATGGGACTACGAGCGCATGATTAGCCCAAGTGCTACGAGCACTACGTTATACAAGAATATATAGTCACTCCGGGATGCTCCACAAGTCCCGGACTCTGAGGTACAGTATTAAACATCTCTGAGGGTAGGAGAAGTGTGCTGCGCGTTAAAACCTTGTATAACATCGGCGATGTGGACCACAGAGCGTTAGGCTCTGCATTATCCGTTAAATCGGATCAAAAAGACGAAAGGGGACGCAGAATCATGACAATATTCATCATCGGCAAAAACGGTGAACGGTTGATGCCTACTGTCAGATGCGGACGTGTCCGCCATCTGTTACAGGATGGCAAAGCAATCATCGTAAAGCATGACCCGTTCACCGTACAATTAACGTACGGAAGCAATGAATACGTGCAGGATATTGAGCTGTGCATAGACTCCGGTTACGAACACGCAGGTGTGAGCATGAAGTCCGACGCACGGGAATACGTTTCCGCACAGTACGATATGCTTTCGGACGAAAAACAGCGGCACGACGATCAACGTCGCTACCGCAGAACAAGAAGAAACCGCAAACGCTATCGCAAACCCCGTTTCGATAACCGCAACAAACCGAAAGGCTGGCTCGCACCCTCTATACAACACAAGAAAGAAACGCAGGTAAGGTTGATAGAACGTTTCGTATCAGTCGCACCCGTAACATCCATAATTGTTGAGGTGGGGCAGTTCGATCCTGCCGTACTAAAAGCGATAGAGGAAGGTACTTCTATCCCGGAGGGTACGGATTACCAGCGGGGCGAAAGATACAGGTTCGCTACGCTGAGAGAAGCCGTATTTCAAAGAGACGGATACAAATGCTGTTTCTGCGGAAGAGGGATCAAAGAGAACGCGATCCTGTACGCGCACCATGCACTCTACTGGAAAGGCAGACATGCTGATCGTGTGAGAGAGCTGGCCGCTTGTTGTGAGAGATGTCATACGGCCGCTAACCACCATCGAGGCGGAAAGCTTTGGGGATACGAGCCAAAGGTTTCCAAACTTGAGGGTGCATCTTTTATGAACGCGGTACGATGGGCAATCATCAATGAGTTGAAAGCCAAGTTTTCTGGATACGTACACTTTACATACGGAGTAACGACTAAGCTGAAACGCCAGACCCTGAGGATAGAAAAGTCTCACATCAACGACGCTTATGCTATGGGGAATAAACATCCAGAAAAAAGGGCGAGTTTCGAGCATTACGTCAAAAGACGCAGAAACAATCGTTGTTTGGAGTTGTTCTACGACGCCAAATACATTGATTTGCGCGACGGGAAAACTAAAGCAGGCAAATCCCTCGGATGCGAACGTACTAACCGAAGAGAGCCGAGAAACAACGAAAAGAGCCTTCGCAAGTACAGAGGTCAAAAGATATCCAAGGGAAGAAGAAGTATACGCAAAACCCATTACACGATACAACCGGGAACACTCTTGTCGATTAACAACGAGCAGTATGTAGCAAAAGGTTGTCACTGTAACGGGAAAAGCGTAATGCTTACGAATGGCAAAAGTGTCACTGTTTCTAAAGCCAGAGTATTAAAATACGCATCTGGGTGGATGCAAAAAAACATAACGAAAGGATGCGCCATTCCTCCCACCTTTTACGAAGTGGGCTTACTGGCGCAGTAGATTGTGATAACGGTATGTTGATTGAACGAGAAAAAATAAATGAGGCGAAACAGAAACTCGGCGACGCGACCGCCGACATAATTGCGGAGCTGCTCAATGTCCAACAATGGGATGAGCGGAACAAGAAAGGTTTGTGCCCGTTCCACGAAGAGAATACTCCGTCGTTTATCTACAATCCGAAGAACCAGACGTTCAAGTGTTTCGGGTGCGGAAAGTCGGTAGATGTTCTGGACGCATATATGCAGTCTGGCAAAACATACATCGAGGCTGTGCAGAAATTGTTCGAAGAAACGAACGTGAAGTATAGTTTCGGCGAGCACCACGTCAAAACGCAGGCCGCCTATAAGTATCCGAAAGAGGTTGTCTGCGCAAGCAAAGAGAAGATTTACGAATATCTCGCAAAACGTGGAATCAGCAAGGCAACCGCCGATTATCTCGACCTTCGCGAGGAGAACGGCAACATCGTGTTCAACTACTACGACACGTCGGATGTCCTTACAATGGTCAAGTATCGCCCCGCCCGCAAGATTAACAAGGGAGAGGCGAAGAACTGGTGCCAGAAAGATGCCGACACGATGCCGCTTCTGTTCAACATGAACAGGATTAACGCATCGCAGCCGCTTGCAATCTTCTCCGGAGAACTCGATTGCGCGGCGGCCATCGAAGCGGGCTATCAGAACTCCGTATCTATCCCGCTCGGCGACCAGAACACCCACTGGGTTGAAACCTGTTGGGACTTCCTCGAACAGTTCGAGTCTATCATCATCTGCCCCGACAACGACGAGTCCGGCATGAAGTATTGCAAGGAAATCGTCCCGCGGCTCGGCAGTTGGAGATGCAGGGTCGTCGACGTTCCGGCGGATTGCAAAGACGCCAACGAAGTCTTGTATCGCCACGGCAAAGAAGAACTGATGCGGATTATCCTCGAAGCGAAGGATACACCCATTGAGTGTGTCAGCGACTTCTCCGACATTCAGAACGTGGATATAGACGAGATTGACGGGGTAAAGACAGGCATCAAAAATCTTGATGACAGGTTGATGAAACTGTTCTTCGGAACCTTTAACATCGTCACTGGCGTTAACGGATGTGTCAGTTGCGACACGGAGTTCTTCAATGGGTCTGAATGGAAGCCCATTAGCGAGTATCAAGAGGGCGAACTGGTGATGCAGTATACCAAAGACGGCTTTGGAGAACTTGTCCAACCCAGAAAGTTCCACAAGTATAAGTGTGACAAGATGTGGCACATTTACAGTCCTTACGGCATAGACCAGGTTGTATCTGAAGAACACAACATTGTAATCCTCGGCGCCGACGGCAAACCGCACAAACTCAGTATGAAGGACGCCCTCGCGTTTGGCAAAGAATTCTATGCTACATTTATTACAACCTTCAACTACTACAAGGTCTTTAACGACGAGTGGGTTATCGACGGGCTTCGCAAAAGGTGTTCTGGAAGAACGCTCTTTACAAAAGACAAAAAAGAGGCGGACTTCGCGCAATTCACCTACGCATCAAACGGCTACCGCAGCGAGATTAACACATCCGTTAATGAAGACGGTGAGACGGTCTACGAAGTCACGAGAAGTCGTATGAACAGGCCGATGTGCGACTTGCGCACCAAGACCGACAGCATTACCGAGTGTGCGTCGCCCGACGGATACAAGTATTGTTTCACGGTCCCGAGCGGAATGCTCGTTCTACGGCACAACGGACGCATCAACATTACTGGCAACTCCGGAAAGTCGTCGTTCCTGTCGAGCATTGTCTGCAACGCATTGGACGAGGGCAAGAACGTGTTCCTCTACTCCGGCGAGTTGCCGAACTTCCAGACAAAGAACTGGATTAACTACATATTTGCCGGGCAGAGAAATGTGAACGAGTATCAGTATGACGGCGCACCGTTATATAAAGTTCCTCTGGACGTGCAACAGGAGATTAACGACTACTACAGAGGGAAGTTGTTCATCTACAAAGACGGATACTCCCACAAGGCGACCGATTTGCTCAAGGCGATGGAGTCAACCTGTAGAAAGTATGGTTGTAAACTGTTCGTAATCGACAACCTTACGAGCGTGAACTTAGAGTGCAACGAGCAGAACAAGTATCAGAAACAGGAAGAGTTCACGACAGAACTCATATCGTTCGCCAAGAAGTATAACGTCACGGTCATCGAGGTTATTCACCCGCACAAAATTGAAACAATGCGGCGGTTGACCAAGATGGACGTGCAAGGCGTGTCGGCTCTGATTGACCTTGCGCACCGCATCATCAGTCTCTACCGAGTAACTAACGAAGATAAGCGCGGTATCCCGAAGCAGAAGGGCGACGGGTGGGTGAAAGAGCCAATCAAGTTCGACGTGCTTTGCGACGTGCTGAAAGACAGAATGCTCGGGTATGAAGGGTCTACAGTCGGTTTGTACTACGACAGGCCGTCACGCAGATTCTTCGAGAACGAGAAAGACCTAGACCGCAAATATAACTGGGATAAAAAGGATTATAAAGGCGATTTGCCATATCCGCCTCCTCAGTTGCATGACGAGGCAGAGGCAGAAGTCTTCGGTTAACGCCCTATACCCTTGCGGGTATAATTCTACCATCTGCAAGAAAATACATACCCGATAGGGTATAAAAACCGTTATGCTGAATAGGAGGAGGACATGCTACTACTATCTTCAACGGCATACGCCCTCATATTCGGGATATGCCTACTAGAACTACTTTATTGCATAGGAGGACGACAATGAGAAACCCCGACAGAATACCACCGCTTGCCGAGGAGTTTGCAAAGATTTGGAAAGCGAAGTTCCCGGACTGGAGATTCTTCCAGTTGATGGAAAACTTCCTTGGCTATGTTTATGAACAAGCAAAATTCGATCCGTTTTTCATCGAGGACGACCAAGTCATTAAATGGCTGAAGAAGTTCGCGGGAGACGCGGGCGTAGAAGAAGAGGATTAAAAGGAGAGACGATGATACGGTTTCAAAATTACCACAATCACAAATGGTATACGAATGTTCGCATATCGGACAGCGTTACGTCGCCGGAAGAGTATGCAAAGCGGGCCGTCGAACTGGGCCACGGCATACTTTCGTCCGTCGAGCACGGCTTTCAAGGACGTTATTTTGAAACCGTTGACGTTGCCAAACAATATGGTCTAAAACCCCTGATAGGGGCAGAGGCTTACTGGGTAAAAGACAGGTTCGAGAAGGACAGAACCAACTGCCACATCTGTGTGCTTGCGATGAACGAGGACGGACGGCTCGCGTTAAACGATGCGCTGTCCGAGGCGAACATCACAGGCTTCTACGGACAGCCGCGATTGGACATTCCGCTCATTCTGTCGCTGCCCAAAGACGACATCATTGTAACGTCCGCCTGCGTCGCGGGTTGGCGTTACGATGATAGCGAGGAAATTTGGAAGACGATTGCTGACCACTTCGGCAAGAACTTCTACCTTGAAGTTCAGTATCACAACACGGAGTCGCAGAGGGCGCTCAACAAGCGGATATTGCGTATGCACGACGAGTATAAAATCCCGATAATTATGGGGTGCGACTCGCATATGATTTATCCAGAACAAGCGCAGACAAGAAGCGACTTCCTCGTGTCGAAGGGGCTGAAATACGAGGACGAGGCTGGTTGGGACTTGGACTATCCCGACGGAGATACTGCATACCGCAGATTCGCCACGCAGTGCGTTTTGAACCACTCGCAGATTATGGACGCGATGGACAATACGAACGTGTTCCTTGAAGTCGGCGAGTATGACTCGCCCGTGTTCAACACCGACATTAAGATGTGTTCTATGTATCCAGACTGGACAGAAGAGCAGAAGAACGCAGAGTATGAGCGGCTTGTCTGGGCTGGGTGGGACGAGTATAAGAGCCAAGTCCCACCAGAGAAACACGACCTCTATATCGGAGAAATCAATAAGGAAATCGCCGAGGTAGAAAAGTGCGGGATGGCAGACTACTTCATCCTCGACCACGCCATCGTGCAAAAAGGTAAAGAGAATGGCGGTTGGCTAACAAAGTCCGGGCGAGGATCTGCCGTGAGCTTCTTCACAAACATGCTCCTCGGTCTGACGGAAGTTGACCGCATTGCCGCCAAAGTTCACATGTATCCAGAACGATTTATGACTGCGACTCGAATTCTTGAAAGTGGCTCAATTTGTGACATTGACCTTAACGTGGCTCCCGTCGCGCCGTTCGCAGAAGCGCAAAAGCAAGTTCTCGGCGACGACCACGCATATCCGATGATTGCCTACAACAAGGCTAAAAAGAGCGCCGCGTGGAAACTTTATGCGAAAGCTCAGAACGTTCCAATCGACCAAGCAAACGCCGTATCTGAGGGCATCCGCAGATACGAGTTGGCTGTCAAACACGCCGATGAGGACGAGGCCGAGCGCATCAACATCCGTGACTACATAGGCCAAGAATACTACGACATTTACGAGAAGAGCAAAGACTACATGAACTTAATCAGTTCGTGGAGCATAGCGCCTTGTTCGTATCTGCTGTATCAAGGCTCTATCAGGCGCGAAATCGGGCTTGTAAAGGTCAAAGATAATTTATGCTGTTTGATGGACGGACACGTTGCGGAAGACAAGCACTTTCTGAAGAATGACTTGCTGAAAGTTAGTGTTGTCGAGGCGATATACAAAATGTATCAAGCCGTGACGCACAAGAACCCGCCGACTGTCAATGAACTCCTTGCTATGTGTCCGCCGGACGACCCGGTTTGGGACATCTACGACAAAGGTTGCTGCCTGGGCATAAACCAGGTCGAGAAGGAGGGCACCGCAGCGAGGGCCACCAAATATAAGCCGAGAACGATCTCCGAGCTTACGGCGTTCGTGGCGGCAATCCGACCCGGCGGAGCGTCCTTCTACAAAGAATTTGAGAGCAGAATGCCGTTCTCGTATGGAGTTAGGGCGTTCGACGACGCGATGCAAACGCCAGAATTTCCTTACAGTTTTCCGCTTTATCAAGAGCAGGTAATGAAGGCTATGAACTATGCGGGGATAGAAATGACGGATTGTTATACCGCCATTAAGAACATTGCCAAGAAGCGCGTCGAAAAGGTTCTTGCGTATCAAGAAAGGTTCGTGCAAGGCTTTACAGAAGCGATTATGCGCGACGAGAGGAAGAACAGAGAAGAGGCTACAGAGATTGCCAATAAGCTCTGGGAGGTCATTGAGAACGCCTCTGGGTATTCCTTCAATTGTAGCCACGCATACTGCGTAGCCCTTGACAGCCTTTATGGGGCGTGGATTAAGGCCCACTACCCAGTCCAGTTCTATCTGGAATACATAAAAATCCAAGAGGAAAAAGGCGAAAAGGACAAGATAATCGCCGCCAAAGAAGAGGCTGAATCGTTTTTCGGCATTCGGATCGAACCAATGAGGTTCGGGCAGGATAACAGCGAGATTCACGTCTCTCCAGACGGAAAGAATCTGACCAATTCGCTTGGTTCAGTAAAAGGCTTCAACAAGACAATAGGTGCAAAGATGCACTCTATCAGCAAACTCAACCCCACAAACTTTATCGACGTCCTTAAGTTGATGGACGAGCGCAAACTCAAGGCCGGGGTCTATGAACCACTAATCAAGATTGACTACTTCCAACAGTTCGGAACGCAGCGCTATTGCGATAAGATTGCTTGGCTCTGGGAAACCTGCAAGCAAGGCGAGATGAAACAGTTGAAAAAGGAAGGTCTTGACGAAGTGATGGCAAGACACGCCCAAGAGATTGCGAACGGCAAAAAGAAGGACGGCTCCGACGCTCTGTCTTACACATTTGATACGAAAGACCAGGTGTATGCATTTATGTATGCCTGCGCTGAAGATTATTTGCAGACAGAGAATGAGGATATTAGCCTGCAAGAGAAGGTCGACCGCTCTATCGAAATTCTCGGTTACCCCGACGTTGTGACGGGCAACCCAGACGACAGGCGGTGGCTTATCGTAACAGACGTTACTCCCATTAAGTCGAAGAAATCCGATGTGGTCTGGTGCTACAGAATTGGGACGAAGAGTCTCGGCACGGGGAAAACGGCGCGTTTGTCTATACGGGATTCGGTTTACAAGAGCAGAGGAAAATTAAGACCCGGTGCTATACTTTATGCCAAGTCGCTATACAAGGACGACAAGGGATACTGGGTTTTAATGGACTACATGCTTAAAATTTCGCAACAAACTGCCTAAACAGTGTGTATTAAATAGGTTGAATTTGTTGATAAAAGGAGCCTTTTATTCGAGGGACGGGGAGTGCGCTCTCCCCGTCCCTCCTCTATTATCGCGCCCATCTATAATTTGAATTATATCGTTCCAGGTTACGATTGGGGTTGCGATTGATGTTGCGATAGGAGAAGACAATGAACAAAGAAATGCTTACGCCGTTTCAGATTAAAGAGGCGTTAATGAAGAGCCGCCGTCTGAGCGACGAGGTCAAGGAAATCGTTGCAAGCGAGATTGACCGCATCGTTGGCGAATATGACCCGTTCAATTTGCTGAACTATGAGTTCGACGGCTGTTTATACGAAGACGTTGCCGAGTATCCAAACTGCACGGTGACGGTTTCCAGGTGCATACGGTGTGGCAAAGAAGACATATCGTGGCGAAAGAATGACGAGCAAACGGAGGAATAGGAAATGTCGACAAGACGAGAGATTTTAGAAGACGCATTACGGCAGGTGACTGGCGACCGCGAGGACAGTTACGGCAGCCCAGAGTATTCCTTCCAGAAGATTGCAAACCTCTGGAACGCTTACTTTGACTTCCGCGTCGCGTTCACGCCGAAAGATGTGGCGATGATGCTGGCGCTGTTGAAGGTCGCGCGGATTTATTCGGGCGTCAAGAAAGACAGTTATGTTGATTTGGCGGGCTACGCAGCCTGCGCTGGCGAGATTGACACGGAAGAAAACCAACTGCCGATTATGGAGGAAGATTATGAAGATTAGAATGAAAGACGGTTCAGAGGGTGAGTTCAGCAAGAGAGAACTCATTGACATCATTGCAACCGCAAACGCCGCCACATACGCAGTGTGTGAGAATAACAATAAGGTTATGTCAGACGCGGAAATCGCGGTTGTCGTGGCCCGCGTTATTGCCCGCCTTCGTAAGCGCGAAGAACTCTGCACAAAGGACGAAATCCTCGACATGGTGGAATTTGACCTTATGCGCTATGGCCTGTATGAAGTCGCTAAAGAACTGATTACAGAACGACTTGAAGAAAAATACGGAATTGAATAAGGAGGCTATCATGGCTAGACAGAGAAAAAGAGAACGTTACGAGAACCCGAAGCAAAACGTCCGCGAGGCGATTAAGAAAATGGAGTCAGACCTTGCCAAGAAGCGGAACTACATTCCGGAGATTGGCGACCGCGTCCATCTCCTTGCCGACCGCTATATCGGCGGAAACGCAGTCAAAGATAAAGACCGCGAGAACGGATTGTTTGTCCTTCGCTACAACGAAGCCAACGGTGTGGTATCTCTGTGCCACGCGGACGGAGTGTTCGTTGACGCCCTTCTCCTCAAGGATATCTCTTACTGGCCCGATGACGACGAAGAAGTTGAAGAAACGGTAGAAGAAGCCGTTGAGAATGTTGAAGAAACGGTATCTGAGCCCGATGGGGCCGAAGAAGTCGAAGAAGAGGAAGAGGAACTCGACGAGGAAGAAGACTGGGAAGAGGACGAAGATGATGAAGAAGACGACGACTTCTACGCCGACGAGGACGAGTTCGAAGAGGAAGAAGGAGTAGATTAAGTGAAGGTCATTAAGCCGAGCATTCAGATTTTAGATAAGATTGACGGGCTCGAAATCCTCAAGAAAATCGAGCGGGCTGGGCGAACCTGCTACAAGAGCGAAGATAAAATTACGGACGACTCGTGCATTAAGTTCGTGAAGAACGTTGTTGCTCGCGGACACGAATCAGTGATTGAACACGAGAAAGTCACGGTCCATATAGTCTGCGACAGGGGCGTCACACACGAAATCGTGCGGCACCGCATCGCAAGCTACAGCCAGGAAAGCACCCGCTACTGCAACTATGGCGCGGACAAGTTCGGCAATGAACTCACGTTCATTAAGCCGTGCTTCTGGGAAGAAGACAGCGAGATATACAAAGCGTGGTACAAGATGATGCAGAACATCGAGAACGCCTATTTGCTGATGATGCGGAACGAAATTCCTCCGCAGGAGGCGCGGTCCATATTGCCGAACAGCCTAAAGACAGAGATTGTGGTCACCATGAATATGCGCGAGTGGCGCCACTTCCTGAAGCTGCGCACATCGCCAGCGTCCCACCCGCAAATTCGCGAGGTCGCCTATATGATCCTCAAAGAATTCAAAGAGAAAATCCCCGTTCTGTTCGACGACATCCCGTCGGAAGAGCAGGGAAGTGCGACGTGATTCTTGTAAAATCTGCACGAAAGTGGATGTTTTTATATACTTTCGTGCAATTTTTGCAAGAAATTGTATGAAGAAAGTAACGATATGGATATTGTAGAATACTTACTGTTGGCTGTAATCGCCGTATCTGTCGCAGCGCTCGCCATATCTATGTGGTGCAACCGTGACGGAGGGGATAAGCGCAAAAGGAGTTAACAATTCAAAATAGAATTGTTATGCTCGGTTACAAGGTTTAACAATTCAAAATAGAATTGTTATGCTTGGTGCCAAGATGTGCCAAGGAGGTCACAAATTGTGACCTCAATGGCACCATTCGCTTGCGATGAAAGGGCCACCACTTTTGCTTGACAAGTAGAAAATAATGTATTATAATTACTACGTAGTCCGCAAAAGACTACCTTCATTGTTGTGTTAGGGCGTTCGCCTTTGGCTTACCGATCATTCGCCACTCCTCGAACGCTCTAACGCTCTTTTTGTTCATTGTGGTGAACAGAAACAGTCGTTATGTTTTTTATAATGAACATCAAAAGAAAAAATTTAGGGTACGAGAAACAAAATCTCGTACCCTTATTTTTTGCCCTACAAGGACTCAACGTAGTATTTTTCCCACAATTCCATCAGCTCAGGATAGTCCGTTGGCACCAAGTCCCAAATCTCCCACAGCTTCGGGTGTGAGGCAAAGTGCCAAATTACAGGATTTCTTGCGTTTTCAGAGTATGTAACCCTCGAATAATTGTATCGAGAGCTGAGGCGATAGATGTGTTTGTCGCAAAGGACGTTGACAATATCTTGATCACCAAAGCGCCACTTCATATTGTTTGCAAGGCGCCGCGCTCTTTCCACAAGGCCGAGTTCGCGCCACTTCCACAAATCCATCAGCATCACGCCAGCGTTGATGTAGTATTCCACATCCAACTCCAGATTGAAAATGGGCGCGCCCTTGTCATACACCCCAGCAATATAATTATCCGCTCCGATGTCGAGTTTCCACAAATCGTCTAAACTGCCCGTGCAAATCGTATCGACATCCAACCAGAGGACTCGATCCTCTTTTAAAAGGTCGGCAAGCCACAGCCGGATGAAGGTTGCGGCGGGGAGGTAGTAATTATACTGCGGAGAGGTTTCTTTAATGTAATGTTTCGCCACACTAGAGTTGATTATTGTTGCTTTATCTGGCGACAAAACGTCGATTTTATCGTCGTCCGCAAACACATACACCTTCGCGTCTGGGTTGTGGATAAGCAGTGAGTTGATTGCCATCGGCAGATATTGATAGAGCCTCTGGTCAGAAGCGTAAACAACCGTCAATGGGTTCATAGTATATCCTTTCTGGGGAATGAGACATTTTTCTACAAAAGTGGCTATTTCCCTAAAAAAAGGGAGTAGGATTAGCCTACTCCCCATAAATTGTTTTACTCTTTGTCTTCGGACCCGTTGAGTTTCGCGAGTTCTTCAAACTCCGCAGTGTCGTCTTCTTCATCTTCGTCCTCGTAGTCGTCAAAGACTTCGCTACTGTCGAGAACGTATGTCGCGCTGGACGCGCTGGCGCTGTCCGCCAAGCCCTCGCCAATAGCATAGGCGATAACGGACGCGGCCGCCATAATCACACCAGACACGGTGTTCGCGAGTTCCTGTCCGCCGTTAAAAGCCAGAATGATACCAGCTACGAGGCCGGTCACGGCCAGCCAGAATTTGCGACTTGTAAGTTTGCGTTTCCAGTCAATACTCATGATTTCAACACCATCCTTTTCAGTCTAATATAGTCTAAAATAGAGACGGTTCCATCATCGTTGATGTCAGCCGCCCATTTTTCATCTTCAGTGGGCTTGTAGGAGCCCAGAATAATCTTCTTGCAAAGCACGGCATCCTTGGCGTCGATTTCTCCGTCGCCATTGATGTCGCCTTTAACGCGGTTTGTGTAGTCGATAAAGTTGCAGTACCCCCATTTGTCGAAGTGACGAATCGGGAGGTCTGTGCCTGTGTATACACCACGAATACCAGCAATACGAATCACGGCGCCTCCATAACGAGTAGACTCGATGACCTTTCCATCGCCGATAGAGGTGGCGATGTGACCGTCTGTCCAGACAATCGCTCCCGCTGGAATTGTGCATCCCTTTTCGATCCACTGCTGGTCGTGGCAGCACTCTTCGAAGAACTTCTTCGTTCCGTAGTCCGGTACGCCATTGGCCTTATAAACACACCCACCGTTGCGTTTCGAATAATTGAAATTAAACCCCCAGAGAATGGCTTTAATCAGGCAAATGCAGTCGAATCCCCAGCACGGCTGTTTCTCTGCCGCCTTCTTAATCTCTTTTGCGTGTTTCCTGTTATAATCGTTATTGGTCGTGTATTTTTCAAGCCACTCTCCTTGCAGATTGGCGCCCCATCCAGCAGAAACGTAGATGTTGTTCGACGCCATGCAGTCGTAAAGTTTGGCGATGAATTGTTTTACGGTAAAAACATACATACTATTTAGTCTCCTTTGAACCACTCCGGCACCTTCACGTCGTTGGCTTCAAGCCACTGGATGAAAATGTCGGTCATATACCAGTCGCCTTTAAGGTCGCTAAAGTAATGTTCGGCCAGGCTAAGGATTTTGCTTCTGTTTCCACTGTAATCGGAGATTAACAGCAGTAATTGTGTGCGGCACGAGTCAATTTCGGATACTCTTTGCCATTTCTCGATTAGGTCGAAACGGGCGTTAACATCATTCCGAAAACCATCAATCCGGCTCTCGAGCGCGGCTTGGGTGTCGTGCTTTTTGTCGTGGCGCGTAATCATAAATGTTATGAATGTAAACAACGCGCTGCTGCCAAGAAAAGCACCAACGACGGCAATGAGTATATCTTGCCACTCCTTTGACATAGTTTCGCACTCCTTTCACTATTTTGCGGAATAAATCCAATCCAATTAGATTTCTACGACTTTGTCTGCAACTAAAAGGTCGCTTACCATAGCGACAAAACCGCCAGACTCGCTAGAGAAATTAATAGCTTTGTTCTCTCCAACGGTCGTTCCGACCATTGTTACCGCACCGGCGCCGCTTACCTTCCCGACAATGGGATATTTGCTTCCGCTGGGCGCAAACTCGTTGTCGGTGAGCCAGTCGCAGAGAGACTCAGCGGTAAACGGAGTTTCGTCTTTATTGAAGAGGTTTGCGTAAACCTTGACGGTCGAACTATATGTGATGTAGCAGATGTGCATATAGTGTTTGCACAGCTCGTAAGGCTTCGCAGCCGAACTGCCGGAAGACAGGATAGACTTCTTGCAGTAGATGCGAGCCGGGGTGGTCGTCTGAATTTCGCCAGCGTAAACGCCGACGTCGAGAGACGACTGATTGCTAACGACCGGGAGCGCGCACTCGTCGCCATCAAAGGTAACTTCGGTGTATTCTCCGGTGGGGAACACGATGCGCATTATCTTTGTGGTGTACTCGTCCCAATCAGAATCGAATGTGAACTTCACGACATAGTCGCTGTTGTCGCAGACGACATATTGAACATCGGCAGACGCAATTTTATTCGCTACCGAAACGTTGAGTGTGGGCATCGCATTCGCCTCCTTATAAATGATTTTTAAGCAAAGATAATGCACACAATGTTGCCAAAGCGTGCATTATCATAGTGATCAAGCTGTTATTTTGCCATATTTGAAATGTTGCATTCCGATCCACACGTCACTTTTGTCCAATCTATCTGAGGTTCCGTTTCGCTCCACTGTATAGTTGGATAAAACGGCGATGTGATTGGCTGCTGAATGACGGTGGGTTTATTCATTTCCGATACGATTTCAGAAAATAATTCAGCCCCTTCTTCCCCGCCGTACGCTTCGATAAGGGCTTTGGCAATCTTGCCGAGCTTTTTGTTGTCCATCCTTTTTCTCCTTTTTCGAGATATATACATTTGCGCAAAACTAGAGTAATAACTCTAATTATGTTACAAAGCAGAAACAAGTTGTATTACAATAGTCGAGAATCTTTTCTTCTGTTTTATCCCCAAAGTCGGCGCTGTTATCTTGGGGAATATCTTGGGGAATATCTTTGGTGGTATCTTGGGTGGTATCTTGGGTGGTATCTTGGTATAGATAGGGGTTTTCCACTTTTTTATGTGGAAAACCCCATAATTTTTGCCATTTTAATACACACTATTGTTCATATATGTGTATTATATAGGCGATAAAACATAGATTTGATTAAATTGCTTTGAATTGTGTTTTTCCAACCATAATGTCACGAATTGGAGTTGATTTGTTTGTAGCCGTATTCATATTCGTAACAGTTGTTTCACTTGTCGGCTGTGGTTGATACGAAAGACATTGTTCGCAGTGTGGATAGCAGTCCTTTTGCAATTCACACCAATGAACACCTTGATTGACAAGCATCATTTGATGTATGCAAGCCATATATTTTTCCTTCTTTCAATTCTAGAAAATATCTCGGCTGTTCATCTAACTCCATTTAACTACTGCTTCTCTCAAACATTTCATCGGTACGCTATTTGCGGTCGCGTCAACATAGCGCCTCCATATTTGCGATTTCGTAGCACCTAGATATTATCAAATGTTATTTTGATTTACTCTGCGGGATTTAATTCTTCTCGTGCTTTAGCAATACACCCCTGCACGAAATCGCAGTAGTTCTGCCACTCGGTTTCGTCGACTACGCCCATTGC